TTGATGATCCGCATAACGGACAGGTGGATCTTGTTCACCTCGAAACGCGGCTTGTTGTTGAATTGCTCTGCGAGGTTCCCCTCCCACTGCGCTCCAGCAATGGAATAGAAGCGACGATCCTCAAGGCACTGAAGGCGTTCTTCACGCATAGAACCTTGGATGCTGTCAAACTCAAGCAGCGCCTCTTGATGGACGCTATCTAGACGTTCTTGCTTGGTCATTCGTGCCACAGTGTCGCCCCGCAATAAAATTTGGCTGAATTGTAAATCACATTGGTAAAAAATACAATCATCGAGCAATCGGCATGACTGTTGCGACAGGCTTGGCCTTTGGCTTCTTCTGCACATTCGCTCGGCGCGCACCTTCGCAGGCATATCGAAGCGCGTCGATCACATGGTTGTCCTTGTCTTCAAGAACAGGAAGAACCGCACCAGTGTCGCGGTCTGTCTTGTAGCTGTATAGCGTTAATTCGTCGATGGTGTGCTTACAGCGCGGGTGAACGATGATGTCGAACGACTTGAGCCACTCAATACCCTCTTCAACAGACTTCGGACCCTTCACCGCAGGCTGAATTTTCGGGAAGCCGTTCTTTCTCATGTGGCTGATCGTTTCCGGGCGTGCGCTATCTGCTACCATTGGCCACTTCTCCGCCTCTGGAATGCTCATGAATAGGCTCGGTGTGTCCACGATCTCGCAGCCGACTTGATATGCCTCATGGTCGATGAACAGCTTCCGGCCAACGATGTGGCAACGGATGCCAACGGTCGGGTCAGTGGCAAATCCCCAGTCTGCACCCAGGCGGTGGACTGCATCCGGCGGCGCCTCGAATTCCTCGATTGTCCAGTTCTTGAACACGCGGGTTTCGCTGTTGCGGACGTATTCGCCCTTCCAGACGTGCAAGTATTTGTCCGGGTCTCGGCGCTTGTCGTATTCCATTTCCTCCTGCAGCTCGGCAGGGAACCATGGATTGTCCTCGAAGTTTACCTCGACCACCACGCTATTTTCTGGCGGATAGTTTCCGCGCAGCAATCCCTCGATTGGATCATGCTCATATCGTGGGTTCCATGTGAACCACATCTGGGATCCGGGCTTACGGATGGTCGGGCGCAGAATGTCGAGCGAGAACTGGCTGATGCTTTGAGCTTCCTCAACCCAGGCGATGTCATATCCCTCTAGCGACTTGATGCTGTCTGCCGTGTGGTTCTGCAGGCCCTGAAAGATGATGATGCCGCCATGAACAGATCGGATCTCGAACTCCTTGATCTGGAACATGTGCGAGACGCCCATCTCCTGGATCTTGTTCTCTAGAAGCTTCTTGACCGACTGGGCCAGAGACTTCTGCACCTCACGAACGCAGACAGCGTCAACACGCTCCATCACGCTGCGCTCGATCAGCATCTCTGCGAAGAAGTGCGACTTGCCAGATCCACGGCCACCATGTGCGCCGAGGTAGCGTGCATTGGGCGCCTGTAGGATTGGCAGCGCCCAGCGCGGTGTTTTGATCTGGAGGTTCATTACGCCTTCTCAGGCGCCTTCTTCATCATGCCGGTGATGTAGGTTTCTTGAGCCCCCTTGCGGGTCTCTTTCGTCTTCATCTGGCTTTTGAACATCTGAACAAATTTACTATCTTCGCCATATTTTTGAATCAGGCGCGTCAAATGGCGCTCATCTGAGATATTCATCGTAATCTCCTCTTTCAATTACGTTGGTTTCGTAATGCGTCAGATTTGCAGCGCTGATGCCGCTTTCTTTTTCAACGATATCGTTTGTGATGTCCAAGAACAGATCCTCGATCTCATCGATCTTGGCGGCTTTCTCTTCTGGCGTCATTTTCCTCCACGTCTCCGCACCCATATCAAATTCCGGGATGTATTGTAAGCGAAGACCGTTGATGCCAGCGACAGCTTCTTCATTGAGGGCTGCCTGCCGTGCGGGCTGATCCTTCACGCGGCTGTCGGTGACGAAGGTGAACCCATCCACACCGTATTCCGTCAGCTTGTCAGAGAGGCGGCGGGCGAAGTCAGGGTCTTGGCGCTGCTGGAAGTAGATCTCAACGCCTGGGCGGCTGTCCGGCGTTCGCTCAGGAACCACCTTCGAGATGAAGGCGGCGTCTTGGTCTGCTTCTTTGGCAACCTCAACCATGCGCCGTGTCACGCCGGATGGATCGAAGTTTCGGCGCACCACGAACTCAGCGTTGAAGGCGCGCTCATCAGACTGCATGAAGCGGCCATAGGTATTGTTGACCTGATACGTCACAACGCTTGGATCTGCCTTTGCTGGCTCGCCAAGGCGTGCAGCGACCTCTGCCTGCTGCACGTTGGTCGGGCGTTGTCCTGGTCTCTCCACGCTGATGCCGAGGACATAACGAGCAAGAGGCGCTTTCAGCTCATCGAGCTGTTTCTGTGCATCTGCGGCCTGTGCATTGTGGGCGGCGCGAGCCTCCTCAACACGGGCTGCGTATTGCTCATCTGTTTCCTTCTTGCGGCGGTTAGGAGCTTTGAACGATGCCGTGGTTTGACGGCGAAGTGCTTTGATTTGGGCTGGATCTTCTGCCCCGGCGAAAGATGCCTCGAGCTCGAACGATCCTCCTTCACCGGCCTTGTTGGTCCATCCGTTGTTGGTCCACTTTTCCTTCTCAATGAACCAAGCAACAGCCTGCAGATCGTCAGGGTTCATGGCTGCCAGATCTGGCGCCACCGATTTGACGATGCCCTCTTCGTTGATGCGACGCGCAGCATCAGCCAGAACATCCTGTCCGAAACCGAACTCTTGGCCGATACGCGGGCTTTGGAGCGTAGATCCTGCGAGGTGCTTGCCCTTAACGCCGCTCTCAACGGGGGGAGGCAGGCGATCCAGGCCAGCAATGCGACGCAGGAAGCGAGCTGCCCACACGTCGATTGTGGCAGCATTTGTGTAGCCGATCAGGTTCCCGGTGAAGTTTGGCGTCTTGGGAGCGCCATCCGCCACGCGGAACATGTCGAAGAGCGCCTTGGTTGCTGCGGGGCTGTTTGCATTGAACAGGCTTCCAGCAGCGTTCGTGATCAGACGGAATGGATTGTCTGGGTCATTGTGCATCTGCCCGAGCTTGGTCGGGTTAACGTTACCCTTCTCGAGCATGTCTTCATACATGTTGAGCTCTTTGTCGAACTCTCCACGGCTGAAGCGGCGCATGACCTCGATAGCGTTGTTCCAGTTCATCTCGACGCCGGTCTGCGCGGATGTCGCCCCCAGAACATCAGCGAACACGTCACCCAGGCCACCAAACTCTTCGCGCAGGCGCGTCCGCATGGCTCGATACCAGTTCGCCTCGTTCATGATTGCGCGGGCCGCTGGATCTCCTGCGCGAACGCGATCTGCGAGCTGGCGCACCTCATTGACAGCCCGATCAGCCATCGTGGCTCGCCATTGCTCAGGCTCTACGCCCGCAGGCGGCTTGTTGAACTCATATGGCACCTCTTTGTAGACGACCTCGAAGTTGTCTTTCTTGGGCTTGATATTGGTCACCTGCATGACGCCCTGAGCCCAACCATCTTCGGCAGGGTAGGATGCCTTCTGCCCAGCAACCTGTTCCGATACCGCTCCCTGCTTTGCCCTTGGAACTGCGGTCTTGATGATGGCGCGCTCTGGCTTTGCCACAAGAACAGAAACGTCCGGCTTGGGGACAACAGGCAGCGGCTCAGGAGGAGCGACGCGCTCGAGGGCCGGAGGAGGCCCAGGGAGGGCGCCAGGGGGCGTGGGTGGCGCTTCCGCCATAGAAGGTGTCACCGGAGGAACACCAGGCGGCTCTGGGGCCTCCTGCATAGCGCGCTCAACGTCAGAGAACGTCACTGGTGCTTTGCCTGCTGATGGGATCAGAGGATTGCTGTATAGCGTCTCAGGCATTCTACCGGGTTGGTTGGCGCGCTCTGCTACAGCTCTGGATGCGGCACCCAAGCCACCAGCCTCTGAGATGGCAGCCAGCATCCGACCCTCCGGGCCAATGCCTGCAATCTCTGCGGCGCCGATCAGATCTCGGGCGAGGCGCTTCTCGCTTTCGGTTCCGCTGGCAACGACTTCTGCGCCAAGAGCGATGCCTTTCTGCCCGAGGCCCCAGGCAGCGCCGAGAAGGCCGATAGGAACATCGAGCGCCCGCATGATCTGCCGATTGATCGGCTCCATCATGCCACCCTGCATAGAGGCTGGAAGCGCGCCATATAGGCTGACGTTTGGGTCGAAGGCAAGATCGAGGCCTCCCCGGATCTCTTCGTTGCCAAACATGGCTGCAACATCTCCGAAGCGGTTTGGCTTCTGCGTGCTGACGGTCTGGTCTGGATCGTATGCTCTGGGCATCATGTAGCCGTCGCGATACTCTGCAACCTGTTCCGGCGTGAAGCCTGCTGCAACGAAGTCCTCATCAGAGAGGCCTGGAAAGGCTGAAGCGTATTGCGAGATGTCCATCATGCGTCCTTTGGGTCAACGATCACCCGTTCGATCTTCTGGACGATTGGCCCACCACCTGGCCCAGAGACTTCGTTTTCAATCTTATCGGAATACCCATGTTTGGTCATCATCATCTTGGTGATGGCTGCGTTGAAATCCCCTCCGAGACCGCCACGAACCAAATTTCGTTCTTGTTCTTGAGCGATTTTGTTCAAGATGCCAAAAAATTCGTTTCCTTCGTCCTTCGCCCATAGCCTGAGAGTTTCACGGCTTAGGTTGATCTCGCAAGCCAATCCGGCCACGCTTGGGACTGGATCACCAGCCTCTTGCCATCCTCCATTCGCATAGGCCCAGGCCTTTTCGACGATCTCCGGCGTGTAGTCTGACGGTCTTCCTGCGTTGCTTTTCTTGGCCATTGTCTCACCTTTTCTCCGGCATAGCGGCTCGGGACGCTTGGCGGCATAGTATGCTTTTTGGCCAATCGTCGCAAGCGGTCAGCGGGCGAACCACTCGACCAGGCGCTTTGACACGCCTAGGGCATCAGCCATCTCTCCCAGGTCAGCTATGGCACGGACCCACTCGGGCTGGCCGAGAAGGTGGTGGCAGTGGAGTGCGACGTAGGTGTAGGCCTCGAGATGATCAGCGAAGATCAGGCGCGGATCGTTGTGGTCGATCAGGTCGATGCCCATTTCGGTGCGGGCGATTGCCTCGCGGAGATCGAGCAGCGCTGCCAGTTCCGGATCGTCGTCCTTCTTGGGCCTTGGGAAGTCGCCGACGATCAGTTCGCCGCAGTCGTGGTGCAGGGCGGCGTAAAGCAGATCGGGCTCGGCCTTGGGCCAGAAGAACAGCACGATCTGCGCGACGCGGCCTTGATGGTCGGCCAGGGTCTGCGGAGGCACCTCCGGATAGGTGTGCCACCGCGTGACCGATCCGGAGCGGTAGATCGGGTTGATCCCAACCACATGATGCTCCGGCGGGATCATTTCGCCTCCACCGGCCGGTCGGGCTGGTCCTGATATTTCCCGTTCCCGTAGCTTGCCGGCTCGACCACCTCGTGAAAGATCGCCTGGGCGATGCCTGCGCCTGCCGGAATGCTGAGAGGCTTCCAGCCGTGATAGACCAGTTCGAGCGTCAGCCATCCGCGCCAGCCAGGCTCTATCACTGTGTTGAACACCGAAAGCCCTCGGCGCGCCCAGGTGCTCTTGTCGTGGACGATCGCCACCAGGTTCTCCGGCATCTCGAAGCGCTCGATGGTGCTGGCGATGGCAAAGCGGCGAAACGGGTGCAGCGTGATGGCCTGCTTGATCCGCAGATCGTATCCGGCCTCGGCCAGCCCATAGCTGACGCCATGCTCGCGCAGCTTCATGTTTGCCATCGGGGTGAGCGGTCGTGCGTCGTATAGTTTGCGTCCGTTGACGATCATAAGTTTTCAAAGCCTTCTGAAAGAACAGGATGGATGATGCAAAGGCTGATGCGGATTTGATCGTATGGCGGCTTGGAGCGGCGCAGCTTGTCGGCGTGTTTTCTTGCCTCATGCTCCGCTTGCGGGCCGCCTAGGGCCTTGCAGTCAAACTCGGTCTCGATCACCGAGAAGTCGGCGGATCGTCGCGCGTAGACGCTGTAGAAGCGCAGGACGCCATCGTCTGCGGGTCCAATGCGGGCAACGTCACTCATCACTTCTCTCCTTTCAGTTCTGCGAGGGTGGTGCGCCACTCTTTTACAACACCCGGTAAATAATAATTCCCCTCAATCGAATGTGCCATTTTGTTGCCAACCTCCACCGCCTTCGCCAGCTTGGCTTCGGCATCGTCCGCGCGTTTCTTTTCGTCGGCGGCAATGCCAGCCCACAGCGCCCGTGATAGGTTTGGTGGCCACGGCGCGCCTACTTTCTCGCGCAATGCCTTGCGCACGGCGTCGTAACCTTCAGCCTTGGACTTCCATGCGTCACGGCGTCGAATGGCTTCATCCCGCTCCTCCACCGCCTTCGCCAGCTTAGCTTCAAGATCACGATAGGCTTCCGTCCCGATCCGCCCCATCTTGTCGTATGCGTCACGGTATTTCTCACAGGTTGCCAGCTTGGCTTCCAGATCAGAGATGCGGTCTGCTGCATCTAATGCAACCTGCCTTGCATCGTTTGGCCCTGTTGCTTCAGCCACTTCACGCAGCCGCTTCACCAGATCATCACTCATCGTCTCGACCCTGCGTCATGTAAATCGCCTTGCTGTCAGCCGCGCATGATGGGCAGTGCATGCCCTTCACGATCTTGCTCAGGCGGTTGACCTCGATCGGCATGTAGAGGCCGATCCACTCGTGGCAGCACTCTCCGCAGCGGACCCATTGCGGCTTGCGTGTTTCACCCATAGCGAAAATCTCCGCGAAGATGAGCGCGCGCGGCCTCTGGATATGAAGGCCAATCAGGGCGCAGCTTTTCCAGAACATCTGCAGCAGCTTGAGCCCGCTTCATGTCTCGATGTGCATTCTCCGCCCATCGGCAAAGCCTGATCGCAAGGCTTCGAAGCGCTTCTTCCTGCGTTGGTTTCGCCCATGCTTGTCCGCTGCCGTCGTTGACAAAGCGTTTCCGCATCCACCGATCATCGAATGGTGCCCACTCTTTTGCAGGTGCGCCCTCTTCCCACGGCTGCTTCGTCGCTTGACGAGAGCCATCGACGTTAATCCAGACACCGCAGCGGGTGCGCTTGATCACTGGATGGGCAGTCAAGATGATCCCATAAATCAACAGGTCACCACCGCTGCTTGACGCCCATCCCGCGCGCCAGCGGTGAGTTTCAGGGTTGTCCTCAAGGTCTTCGAAGCCCCACTTTGAGATGGAT